GCCCGTGGTGTACCATTCGGTCTTCGTGAAGATGGAACAGAAGCAATGGAAGCGATTTACACCCAAGCCCATACAGGTGGTAAGTTCAACGAAAAAATTTACCAAAATGTTGCGGGCCAGAATGGTATAGGTAGTAAGGGTGTAGCTCTTTCTTCATCTTATTTTAAAGCAATCTCATATAGAGATGGACAAAAAGCAACTCTAATTCTCAAAAATGGAATTAAACAATCATTTGAAATAGTAGATGATAAAGACCATGTGCCAGGCACAGTAGTCAGTTTCATTCCTTCGGAAGAAGTTTACAATTTAGAGCCAATTAAAATTGACTTTGAAGAACTGAAAGAAATGTGTAAGAATTGGTCTTACCTAACCAAAGGAGTAAGATTTAAACTAATCAACCATTTAACAAAAGAAAAAGTCGAATACTACTCACAGAATGGAATACTTGATTTCTTAAAGGAGTCAGTAAGAAAACCAATTCATAAGACACCATTATATATATGTGTAAAGGAAAATGGAATTGAATGTGAAGTTGCTATGCAGTGGGCGGCTGACCGAAGAGAGCACTGGTATGTATTTACTAATGGTCTTGCTAACGCAGAAGGCGGCACTTCACTTACGGGTGTAAAAACAGCAATAACTAATTTTTTCAAAAAGAAATTCAAAGGTGAGTTTAGTCCCGAAGTAGCAAGGTCTGGACTGTTTTATGTAGTAAATTGTAAAGTTCCAAATCCTTCGTTTGCTAACCAGACAAAAACAAAAGTTAACAATCCAGAACTTCGCGGTCTGGCGCAGCGTGCGACAGGGCAGATGTTAGATGAGTTTAGTCGCAGATATGTAAGTGAGTTCGATTCTATAATTGATTTGCTTACAAAGGAACTTAAAGCAGAGCGTGCCGCAGAGAAAGCGCGCAAGCAAGTATTAGAAGCATCAAAAGAAATAGAAAAAAATCAAAAGAAAAAGGTTTTCGCTTCTGATAAACTCAAAGATGCTGAGTTCCTTGGACAAAATGCAACACTTCTTGTTGTAGAAGGTAATTCTGCTATGGGTGGTATGGCGCAAGCAAGAGACTATACAAAATATGGGATACTTGCTATAAGAGGAAAGATTATCAATTGTCTTTCAAATCCAGAAGAAAAAATCTTCAACAATGAAGAAATTAAACTTCTTTTATCTGCAATGAATATAGTTCCAGGAAAATATAGTCCTTCAAAACTTCGCTATGGAAAACTTGCTATCTGCACCGATGCCGATAGCGATGGCGCGCACATCGGACTACTTATAATGGCAGCATTACAGTATCTCGCGCCAGAGTTCATAAAAGAAGGAAGACTTTGTTGGTTAAGGTCTCCACTTTATATAGTAGAAAACAAAGGTAAAGAAGAATACTACTTTACAGACGATGAGTTCAATAAAGTAAGAAATAAAGTCAAAGGTGAAATAACTCGTGCCAAAGGACTTGGTGAGCTTCCCGCAGAGACAGCGCGGGCTTCTATGTTCAGTGTGGAGAATCAACGCATGGATGTAATGGAATGGAATAGAAACGCAATTGATTTACTATATGATTTAATGGGTGAAGATGTAGAGTGTCGTAGAAAATTTATTATGGAAAAGATTGATTTTTCTAAAATTAGAGAGTGATATTATGAAGTTAATAGATTTAACTGGAAAAACTTTTGGTAATTTAACAGTTATTGAAAGAGATTGGGAATATCAGAAAAGAAACAACTATGAAAAACCTTATTGGAAATGTCAATGTTCTTGTGGAAAAATTGTTTCTATATTAGGTAAAAGCCTTAGAGAAGGTAAAACTATTAGTTGTGGATGCTTAGCTAAAGAAAGAGCAAAATCAATTAATTTTATAGATATTACTGGACAACGCTTTGGTAAACTAACTGCTTTAGAATATATTGGTAATTCTAAATGGAAATGTCAGTGTGATTGCGGGTCTATGTGTATTACTACAACCGCCCACTTAACATCTGGACATACTACTTCTTGTGGATGTTTACGTTCTAAAGGTGAAATGTCAATTTCTCAATGGTTGAGCGGCCAACATATAAAATATAAGAAACAGTATACAAATCAAAATTTAAGAAACAATAAAGGAAATATGTTAAAAGTTGATTTTGCTATTTTAAACTATCAAGACAAACCAATTGGTTTTATTGAATATAATGGACGACAACACTATGATATTACAGACCCTTGGTACAATCCAGAAATAGAAGAAAATTTAAAAATAAAAAAACAATATGCTTTAACTTTTAATATTCCATTTTTAATTATTTCTTATAAAGATGACACTATAGAGAAACTTTCACATTTCTTATATGAGACAATAGATTATACCGAATTAGTTTTAATAAGTGAGGAAATAAATGAGTAAATTACAACCAATTATAGAAGATAGTTTCATACAATATAGTGGTGCAGTTCTTCAAAATCGTGCTCTTGTTGATGTACGCGATGGCCTGAAACCTTCCGCACGTCAAATCTTCTATTCTATGCTTCTTAATAAACTCACTCATGATAAACCATATAAGAAAACAGCTAACGCAGTTGGTATGGCTATGGCTGACTTTTATATTCACGGTGATTCAAGTTGTGAAGGAGTTATAATGCGCGCTGGTCAACCTTTTGCGATGAGATATCCACTTATTGATGTCAAAGGTAATGCCGGCTCACTTATCGAATCTGGCAACTGGGCTGCCATGCGTTACACGGAAAGTCGTCTTTCAAAAATTTCCAACTTACTTTTCACTGATATAAACAAAGACACAATTGATGAATGGAGAGATAGTTATGACAATACTAAACAATATCCTGCGGTTCTTCCGACGAAGGGGTACTACAATATTTGTAATGGTACAATGGGGATTGGTATTGGAATGGCTTGCTCGATTCCGCAATACAATCTGAGGGAAATGAATAAAGCGTTAGAGTATCTTCTTCTCAATCCTGATTGTGATTTTAATGATATATACATAGCGCCTGACTTTGCCACCGGCGCAGTATTATTAAATGAAGATGAAGTTAAAGCATCAATGAAGCGTGGTAATGGATTTGCTTGTAAGCTTCGTAGCATAGTAGACTACGATAAAAAAGAAAACTGCTTCGTAGTAACTGAAATCCCATATTCAGTCTATACCAACACAATCTGCCGCGAGCTAGAAGAAATTATCAATAGTGAAGAAAACCCAGGGGTTGATAGGTTCAACGACCTTACTGGTAAAACACCACTAATCAAAATCTATCTCGTAAAGAAAGCCAATCCAAATAAAGTATTAAAATATCTTTTCAAAAATACTTCGCTTCAATCTCACTACTCCATAAACTTCACGATGTTAGATAATGGACGTTTCCCAAAAGTTTTCACTTGGAAAGAAATGTTACAAGCTCACATCGACCACGAAAAAGAAGTTTATAGACGTGGATTTAAATATGACCTGAAGAAAATTGAAGACCGTCTTCACATCATAGAAGGATTGTTAATCTGCCTCGCCAATATTGACGAAGTAGTCCATACAATTAAAACGTCGGAGTCTCCGCAGAAGGCGCGCGAGCGTCTGATGAGCGAATACATCCTCGATGAAGCCCAAGCCAAGGCAATCCTTGATATGAAACTTTCTCGTCTTGCTCATTTAGAAGTTGAAAAGTTAAAATCTGAAAAGTCAAAACTTGAAAAAGAACGAGAATTCATTTATAATATAATTAACAATGAGAATGAATTTAATGCTCAACTCATTAAAGGGTGGCGAGAAGTCGCAGACAAATTCGGCGATGCCCGCCGCACACAAATATTAAATATCTCAAAGGATGACGAAGAACCTACCGAAAAACAGGAACTTCTTATTAATCTATCCAATCAGAACAACATTTACGTTACTACAACTTCCACGCTCTATTCTCAAAGACGTGGTGGTGTTGGCAACAAATTCAAAATGAGTAAAGGAGAATATGCCATAGCAACCGCAACTGGTTCCAATCTCGACACAATCCTTCTTTTCTCAAACTATGGAAATTGCTTCCATCTAACACCTTCCGAACTCTCTTTCGACCAAGTAATTCCAATCGAAAGTCTTGTTGAAATCGGACCAAAAGAAAAAATTGAAGAACTCGTATTTCTCACCAAAAAGAACCAAAAAGAACACATAATCTTCTTCACACGCAAGGGAATATTAAAGAAAAGTAGGCTTTCAGAGTATAACATCAAACGTAAAGGTGGTGTTAAGGCTCTAAATCTAGATAACAATGATGAAATAGTGTCAATTCTTTTTGTGAATGATGAACGAGTCGGTATGATGACTGCGCGCGGTCAGTTCGTAATGTGTGAAACAAAGGATGTGCGTCCAATTGGACGTGCAGCAAGGGGAGTTAAGGGAATTACTCTTAACGATGGTGATGAGCTTGTATCAGCGAAGGTAATTCCGCAAGATACAAAAGAATTTTTAAGCGTAAGTGAAAAAGGTTATATAAAACGAACTGCCGCAAAAGATTTCACAATCACTGGAAGGGCAACTAAAGGTAGCAAAATCCATGTATTAAATGATTCTGACGATAAATTAATAGCTTTCACTCCAATTACTAATGAACAAGAAACAATTGTAGTAGCTTCTAATGCACAAATCAAAATTAACTTAAATGAAATTAACTTACTATCGAAAGGCGCACAAGGAACTAAATCAATTAAACTTAACAATGCAAAAGTAATTGGACTATTAGTCGTGTAGTTTAAAGGTCAAAATTTGAGTTTATTTGAAAAATATAGTATAATTTTAATAGAAAGTTAAGGATAACTTTCACAAACAAACTAACTAAACTATTTAAAAATTAAGGAGAATGAAAAATTATGAAGCTTACAGAGAAGAGTAATGAAGTATTTGAGTATGTAAAGGGTAATGGCGGAAAGGTATCAATTCCAGAGCTTGCACAGGCACTTGACAGAACAGAGCGTTCGGTTGGCGCTAATGTAACTGACCTCACAAAGAAAGGTCTCGCAATCAGAGAAAAGGTTGAGGTTGAGGGTGCAGATAAGCCGATTACTTACGTAGTTCTGACAGATGAGGGCAAGACATTCGTTCCAAGCGAGGACGAGGAGTAATTAAATAGGAGGGTTGAATAAACCCTCCACTTATTATTCTTAAATTAACCGAACTAGACAAACAGAACTAAACAAACAGGAGAATATACATGTTAAGACAAGCAGAAAATAGATGTAAGATAGAAGGAATCCTCGCAGAGGTTGACATCAAGCCAGGTCATTTTGAAAAGAATGGTCAGCAGGTTGAGTCAATCGGTGGTTCAATTATTGTAAAAGTAACACAGAAAATTAGTGGAGAAGAAAAAGAGCTGGCAATTCCAGTTCATATGTTTGCTTCAAAGCTGACAAACAAGGGAACTCCAAACCCAGCATATGACTCTATTCAGAAAGTAATGAATGAGTATGTAAGTATTGCGGCGTCAGATAATGGTGAAGACGGCGCAGATAGAATCCGTATCACAAGCGCATCTGTTCGTATGAATGAGTATTATAGCCAGGATGGTAGACTTATCTCCTTCCCACGCATCAATGCTTCGTTCGTTCAGAGAATTAATAAGGCTGATTGTAAGCCAGAAGCAACGTTTACAGCGGAGTTTGTTGTAGCAAACAAGAGTGAAGAAGTTAACTCAAAGGGTGAAACAACTGGTAGATATAGAATCGACGCAATCATTCCGCAGTATGGTGGAAAGGTTGATGTGGTTCCTATGTATGCACAGAGTCCAGGAGTTATCAGTGCAGTATCCACATATTGGGAGATTGGTGATACTGTAAAGGCTAATGGTAGACTTGATTTCTCGGCAACAACAGAGACAATTCTTGAAGAAGTTGATTTTGGTGAGCCGATTGAGAAAACAAGAACTATTAATAGGTCTGACCTTATTATAACTGGTGGTTCACAGGAGCCGCTGGAAGGCGATTTTGCATTTGATAATGCAGAAATTCAGAGTGCGCTCGCTGATAGAAAGGCAAGACTTGAAAAGCAGAAAGACAGAGATATGTCTCGTGCTGCTACAAGACAAACACCGCCACAGAATGCGAAGAACGGATTCATGGACCTTGGGTTTTAAGGAGGTAGGCTTCGATGGCAATTGATATTTTAACCATTGAGCCTACGGTTATTTCTAGAGATTTGAAAGGTAAGTATTTACTATTATATGGTAAGCCGAAAACGGGAAAGACCACTATGGCTTCCCGTTTTCCTAAAAATCTTTTAATTGCTTTTGAGAAAGGCTATAACGCTATTGATGGAATTAAGGCTGTTGATATTAATAGATGGTCAGAGTTTCGTCAAGTATTAAGGCAATTAGAAAAACCAGAAGCTCAAGCGATGTATGATACGATTACGATTGATACTACAACAATTGCATATGAAATGTGTGAACAGTTTGTATGTAGTCAAAATGGAGTACAATCAATTCGTGATATTCCTTGGGGACAAGGATGGACTTTAACTAAAAAAGAGTTTGAGTCGTGTTTAAGAAAAATAACAATGCTTGGTTATGGTCTTGTGCTTATCTCTCATATTGAGACAAGAAAAGAAAAAATGGCAGATGATAGTGAGATTGAAATTCTCGCCCCATCAATGCCAAAGCGTTGCTATGAAGTTGTAAACCAGATTGTAGATATTATTGGATATATTGCTACTGAATGGGATGATGATGGGAATAGTCAGAGATGGTTGTATACCAGACAGACGCCGACAGTAATGGCGGGCAGTCGATTCCCATATTTAGCGCCGAAGATTAAGTTAGGATATGATGAGTTAGTAGCTGCAATTAATGAAGCAATTGATAAGCAAAGAGATATAGATGGCGCAACAGTAGTAGATAAGTTAGAAACAAAACAAGAAGAAGAACTTAATTTTGAAGAGATACGTGATGAAGCGCAAAAGATTTGGGCAAAGCTTGTAAATGCAGACCCAGCTAATGCAGAACGTGTATTAAAGAAAGTTGAAATGATTTTTGGTAGAAAGTTAAAACTTTCAGAAATTACTGAAGACCAGAAAGAACCTTTCTTCCTTGTATTACTTGAAATGAGAGATATGGTAAAGTAAATTAAAACGCATCTGTAAAGGTGCGTTTTTAAATTTGACAAAGTTTTACTTTTGTGGTATAATATAATTAGGAAGAAAGGAGCATTTA